AAAGCTATATCGGAGGATAATATGTGTGAGATTGGAGTGTGGGGAGGGGTGTACTGGCGACTTGATAGGAGACTCCGCTGTCATTGGTGTTTTATTTTATTAATGATACGGCGACGACCGAGGGCTACACAGAGTAGATCGTCGGCAGCGTCAGATGTGTAGAAGAGACCGTTCTAAATGCGCACCTGAAAGAGTTACTCCAGCCGTTGCGCTCGTTGACATGCCTAAATTCTGATCAAACCCCTTTGCCACTGTTGTTATTGTGACAACAGCACCATCAGCAGCGACATTTGCAACACCGCTTAAAGCTGTGTCTAAAGCAGCGGCCAAGTTTGTTGCAGTGATTGCGTTGCTTGTTTCAGCATCAAAGTCAACACCCTCAGTGATTGTTTCCTCTCCGACTGTGAAAGTTTTGTCTGCTAAAGATGCGAAGGCTGTCACTGTGAAAGTTCCAGTTGATACAGAACCAATTAAAGCTTCCCAATCTGTGAACTGAATCGTTCCAGTTGCAGCAACTCCAACAAGCTCAGTCCAATCAATAACCTCGATTGTTCCAGTTGCTTTGATGTCTGCCAATTCTAGAGTTCCATTAAATTCTACCTGCATTTTATGATTGTTTTAGAAAATTACTTTTTCCCCTTTTTCTTTGATGGTGCTTTTTCTTCTGGTTCCTCTGCTGCAACTTCCTCTTCGACAACTTCAGTTTCTGGTTCAACAGCTTCAGGCTCATTTTCTGGTTCCTCGATGCAATTATCACACACTTCAACATCTTCAACTTCGCCTTCAACGTATAGTTCAAACTGTCCAACGTTAATATAAAATTTAGCTTGATCTTCAGCAACGTCAACCACCTCACCCGGTGCGACATTTACTTTATCCCCTCCTTTTACTGGTCTGATTCTTGTTGAATCTGTTCCGTTCCATTTGATTAATGTCATGTTGTGCTTGTTAATAATACCCTTTTGGGAAGCCTCAAAGTGAGGCCTCCACAAAAGAAGATTAAACAGTAATATTGATACCAGCTGCGACAGATGTTGAAGTTTCTCCAGCTTTTAGCTGAGCAATTCCAAAACCGAAATCAGCGCAAGCCGTGATTTGAATACCGCGACCCGGAACTACGTTCACGCTTAACTCTAGAGGATCACCAAATCCATATTGGATAGCGATCTTATTGACCAAAAGGAATTGTCCTTTTGTATTACTAGCTGGCGTTGCTGACTGTTTTCCGTCGGCCTCAGAAAGCCCAAGATCTCTGCACACATAAAGATCAGCGCCAAAAATATTAGTGACAGCCTTACCGTCAATAGTTGATTGCTGACCTCTATCATTTGCTTTTGCAAAATCATCAAGTCCAAGTGCCTTGTTGTATGTTTGGCGGTTAAATAACCAAGCACAATCACCCATATTTGAAGCAAGATCACCTAACAAATTCATAACTGAAATGAAATCTGATCTGTCTAAAGTTCCAGCATTGACAGTAAATGAACCGTTAATTGCGAGTTCCCTTAATCCGTGATCAATTAAAAGTCTGTGATCTGCTGCTCCTCCACTTGTTGCGAATGTAGTCGCTGGCGCTTGGTCGTCTGAATTGACGTTGCCAGTTGCTCCAGTTTCACTGTCTCCATTGATGATCATTGATTCAATTGTTCTTGCAAAAGACTTTGCAAGCTTAGTTTTGATTACTTCTTCAAGCTTCGCCACTGAATAGCGCAACTCTCTTTTTGTAACAAACACATCCGCAATTAAAGGCGCTTGAGTCAAAAGAATTTCTCCAGTAAGCAATAGATTTCTTGCTTGTGGCAATGCTTGCGCTCCTGTTGTCTGTTCTGCGTTACCTTGGAAGAATCCAACGTCACCGATCACAGCAACTTTTTCAGTAAGGTTTAACCCTGTACCGTGAAAGCCCGGAAGTCCAGAAAGGAAAGTTGAATATTCTGGAACCATGTCTAAAATCTGTTGACTTAAAACATTTACCGGAATTAATTCAGCTCCTTTTCCTGTATTAGCCGTGTGCTCAAGCTCATTTGCATTAGTTGAAACTCCTTCAACTTCAGCCGTAACAACTCCATCAACCTCATTTTTATCTACCTCAAGAAAACCTAAAGCTTGGTAAGCTTTGTTTAAATCCTCTGTAGTAATTCTGTTTTGTGTTCTATTCATTTTGTAAAATGTTATTAAATATTGATTCCACTTTTAGCAAAGATTGCTCTAAGTGCCGCGCCTTTTTGTGGCGCTTTATTGTCGTCTTTTTTGACGGCATGATTTGACAATCCTTTAGGGACTGGAATTGATTCCAGCTTGCTCGTTAATGCTGCATTAGCTTTTTCAAGATTAGCAATTTTGGCTTTATCGGCCTTGCCAACTTCAATTAAGTTACTGAGCATGTTTTGAACTTGCTGAACTTCTTCCACTGAAACGCTGACAGTTTCGGAACCTTCTTCAGGTGTAGCATTTTCAGCTTCATCCTCTGAGGCCGCTGGAGTTTCGCCAGCTGGTTTTTCATCCTCTTCTTGTTTTGTTTCTTCTAAAGTTGTGTCTGTTTGGTCTGTTCCTTCGTCAGTCGTTTCCTCCTGAACCTCCTCAGTTGTGTCGTTTTGGTGCATGGTTTCGATGTAATTTTTTAATAATTGGCGGTTTGTTATAAAACTTTTGCGATTAGCTCCAATTGTGACAGTGCTAGTTTCTAGCCATTCTAGTTTAGAGACCATGACAATCCAATAATCTTTGCTCTGTTCCTCCCAATTAAGCCTTTTAAATTCATCGTGCGTTAAAACTTCGCCTGTTTCCTCATTTTTAAATTCAACATCAACCGTTAAATGACCAGTTGAAAGGGCATTAATTAACCCTCTGCTGATTCTTCCTTCAGTTAAGTCATCATAAACATACCCTGTCACCTGTAGACCCTTATCAGTAATCTCCGCGCTGAGCATTTGGCCAATCGGGCTTCTAGCATCATGCTGCAAAAGAACAACTGGGTTTTCCATGTATCCAGCAATTGCATCTCTCCAAGCTTCAATCTTGATAATGTATCCATTTCGGTTTAGTTCCTCAGTTGAAGCTATCCCTTCAAAGTACATTGCGCCCTCTGGAACTCCTTCAGGCTTCTTTTCATCATTCGGTGCGTTGGTCTTGTTGATCTTTACAGCACAAAAAAAACCTTTGTCGTTGACATAGTTCTTAAGTTCCTTCTTTGGAAGTGCACCCACTTGAGATTGATTCATTTTGAATAGCGTTAGATTTTTTCAATCCTCGGCTGTATCTAAAAATGAGTGGTTGATTTGATAATTACACCGACAACTTTGATTGTCAAACTATTCTGTATGAAACAGTGCATCGGCATCTAGGGTTACCATCTCTTGGCGGCTCCATGTCGCCGCTTTTAAATTCATCATCTCGATCAATCCATCCTTGATCTTGGTTTTCATTGCATTCATCTGTCACACGGTCATCATTCACAGTCTGCCATTCCTTTTGCATTTTGCGGTCTGGATATTTTTCTTGAAAATCGTTTAACGGTATTGCTCTGCCCTGTTCGTAAGCATGCCCAAGTTCTCTTGTAGCTATCAATTGAGCCCTGTCACGTGAAAATACCCCTGCTTTTCCTTGGTCTTTGATCTGTTTTGCCAGTTCTGAATAGCTTTTTCCTCCATTGATACCGTCAACAATGATCTTTGTGATGTGCTCTTTGGTCGTTCCAGTGATGTTTCCTTTGAAATTCGACAGCTCATAGATGCCTTTTTCTTCCAAATACTTCGCTGCTGCTGGATTTTTAAGGCTAAAACTAATACCTAATTTACCTAATTTGAACTCATCAACGGACCTATTGCCACCTTTTTTCATAGTGAAGCCAGCCTTTTCAAGTAAAGCCTTGACCATTGCTTCTTGCGCTGGAAGCTGCAAAAGAATTGATTCAACCTCTTTCTTTTTAACTGCGTTGTCCTGTTTCTGCTCTGGCTCATAGGGTAGATCTTTGATGTTCTTCAGGATCCAGTTCATTTGAACACTGAAAATCTTATTCAATTGAGCCTGAAAACGCGCCTCTTGCGTAAGTATATATTTGCCATCCTTGCGGCGCTTCATTGATGCTTGCCTGTGAATTTTCCAGAGAAAATTATTTATTCGTTCGTTCATAAGCAATAGCCTTAATTGCATTAAGTATTGCTGAAGCTTCTTCAGCCACCTCTTCGCTGATAGCTGGATCAAGTTCAACGCCCACATCCTCCATTAATTTTGCGCCCCCACCGTTGACGATAATGTGCTTATCGATCATTGGCTCGTTTTCGTCCTCTGCGGTGATAGGGTGTCCAGTTAGAACTTTGTATTGTCTAAGAGTCAACACTCCTGAATTGTATTCAGCAAGTGCAAGAGTTTTCTTTGCCGATTCGTCAAAGGTCTGTGGGTTGAAGGTCATCTTAACCGTTGTGATTCCAAGTTTTGGAAGCAGTCGGTCGTTGATTGATTCTTCAAGTGATGTTTCAATTGGCTGAACAGTTCCCAAATAGAACTTTTCCATTAGCTTTTCGCCGTTGGAGTAATTAACTTGGTCAGTATATCCAAGTATAAACTTTGGCACACCGTAAACAGAACAAACTTTATCTGTGTTAAATTGCCTTCCGCTGATAAACTCCATGTCCTTCGGAGTAGTTGAAATGGTTTTAATCTCCTTAACTCCACCCAAAACCGCCGACTTGTTGCGGTTTTCAGCGCCTGAAAACTGGTCTTTAATCTGCTTGAAGGCTGCTTCTTGCGCCTCTTTGCCTAGATTGTCGTCAAGAATATAAACATTTGCCGGGATTGCATCGTTTTCGAAGAAAGCTAAATTG